AAATAAGCAATTAGAACCATCTTAACCAAAATCCCTTCTTTTTGATGTTACTTTTTCTAAAAGCTTTTTTTGATGTTACTTTTTTAAAAAGTAACTAAAGTAACTAAAGTAACTAAAGTAACTAAAGGTTAACCAAAATCCCTTCTTTTTGATGTTACTTTTTTAAAAAGTAACTAAAGTAACTAAAGTAACTACTATTTAAAAACAAAAATCATTAAAAAGTATAAGTATTATTAAAATGAATTTTCAACATGTTAATGTTTTAGGATATGGTTTTGTAGGTGGAGCAATGGGTCATTTGTGTAAAGAGAATAATGTAAAATTTTGCGTATATGATATTGTTAAAAAGGATGAAAGTAGTGCAGTTCAAACATTTGATGATATAACAGAAATCATAGAATTTTCTGAAAAACATAATGAAATAAATATTTATTTTATTTGTGTACCAACACCGTCTAATGCTGAAGGCCAATGCGATACATCTATTGTTGAAAAGGTGATTACTAATTTGAATTCACTAGTTACAAAAAGCTCAATTGTAATTATTAAATCAACTGTTCAACCGGGTACAACAAGAAAGTTTACTAACAAAACCAACACACTTTTGGATATAGTCTTTTGTCCAGAATTTTTAACCGAAAAAAATTTTAAAAGTGACATGTACAATGCAGATTTCGTATTACTTGGATTTAACAATCTAGAAAACGAAGAGTTACTTACAACAACATCAAATGTCATGAGACTTTTATATAAACATAAAACTGTGGATGTTTATCATAAAAGTTACGAAGAATGTGAAATGTTCAAATACACTATCAATGTATATCTATCAGTTAAAGTTTGGTACTTTAATGAAATCTATGAATTATGTGGAAAATTTGGAATTGACTATTCACAATTTAGACAAGATTTGTTACCACTTGAACCTAGAATTGGTATGTCACATACTACTGTACCTGGAGATCACGGAAGAGGTTTTTCAGGAAGTTGCTTACCAAAAGAAACTAGAGGTATGAAATTCTTACAAGGATCACTAGGCATTCCAAATAAAGTTCTAGATGAAATATTAAAAAGAAATTCACAATTAAGAAACGAATAGTTACTTAGTTACTTTAGTTACTTTAGTTACTTTAGTTACTTTAGTTACTTTAGTTACTTTAGTTACTTTTTAAAAAAGTAACATCAAAAAAAGCTTTTAGAAAAAGTAACATCAAAAAGAAGGGATTTTGGTTAACCTTTAGTTACTTTAGTTACTTTTTACCTTTTGATGTTACTTTTTTTAAAAGTAACTAAAGTAACATCAAAAAAGCTTTTAGAAAAAGCTTAACCAAAAATAAGGGATTTAAAAACAATATGTATTATATAGTAATTTATATTGTTAATGTCTATAAAAGTAGAATCGTATAAAGTTTTGGACAATAATATAGTGTTAAAATTTAATAAATCATTTACTAAAATTAATTATATAAAATCCCAATCATTTTCTAAAATATCTGACACAAGTGTTGGTGAATTGGAGTCTGAAGAATTTGGAATAAAATATTCCAAGCCAAAAAACACTATTAATTTATTTATAACATCAGATTGTCATTTTCTTTCAATTTTAATAACAAATGTAGATGACAAACAACTATATTATTCGTACTACCTTACAGTTGGTTCACATCTTCAAGAAATTAATAACAAATGCCTTACCAAAGACGATTATATTTACAAACGCATAAAAAATGAAAATATTTTCGCAATCCTTAAAAAAAAGAGTTGATCGTAAGAAATGGAAACTACAAAAATATGTAAACGTTTAGATAATTTATCAGCAGATTTAAAAAATAGTTGTACAAAAGATATTCTACACATTTTTGATATCATATTTGATGAATATGATATAGTTTATAAAAATACTGATAAAATTGTAAACAAACAAATACTAACAGATAGATTACGTGATTTATTAAATGAAAAAGTTCAAGAAGAAATACCTGTATGTAAAGGATTTTCTCAAAATGGAAATAAATGCTTTAAACGAAGTCAGCAAAACTCAAATTATTGTAAAGTACATGCTTATTTAGCATTTAGAGAAAAAAATGCATTGGTATCTAATAACAAAATTGACACCTTATTATCTAATAATAAAAGTGCACTTTATACACAGATGAATTCTAAAAACAAAATTGATATTTTATCATTGGAAAAAACATTTATAAACGACTCGTTTTATTACCACGACAAAAGTTTTATTTACGATAAAGAGTCGCTAGAAAAAGTTGGATATATTGAAAATGAAAAGGATTTTATCTTGACAGATGATCCGTTTATTTTAGAAATTTTATAAAAGGAAATATATCATGATAATAGCAACAATTAGTTTATGTATATTTAGTTCAGATGAAAACAATTGTTTGTTTAAAAAAGTTTGCTGATAAAAGATTAAATGAACAATTATACCTAAAGGGATTATCGAGGCGTAATATTTATATCCGTAAGTTCTAAATAATTTACCACTAAATAGTAAAAGATCTACTAAATAAAATCCGACAATAGAAGAAACCAAATCAAAAATTGCCACACCTTTAGAATTAGTATTGTATAAATTCGTTGGACTTTCTAATATCCTGTATTTTCTTAAATTTGTAATTGTATCCATATACAATTATACGTATAAATAAAATTTTTAAACTAACATTTTTATGAAAACATTTTTATCTATTAAAAAAATGTCTTATATTCATCTGTATTCATTAAATCTTGATTAATAGGTTCTATTTTCCCATTCCAAATTTTAGGTATAGTATTTCTATCAATTTTATATTTTTCAGAAATACTTTTTATAGTTATATTTGAATATTTTAATTTTAAAATTTCCATAAATTCTTTATCTGTATATTTTCTTTTAATCTTAGATATACTTTGTCCTAAATTATATTTATGTTCATCTGATAATTTTTTACCATAAAAATGATGATTTACACCTTTATGAGAATCACTTAATTTTTGTTTATATTCATCTGAAAATGTTTGACCATAAAAATGATGATTTACTCCCTTATTCGATTCACTTATTTTATCTTTATGAGCTTGTGATAATGATTTTCCATAAAAATGATTATTTGTGCCTAAATTTGCTTGACGTATCTTTTCTATAGCTTCAGGTGTATGTTTATACCCTGATGTACCATCACCACCTTTTGTTAAGTTATAACCTCCTTCTTTCCAATATGTTTTATGTTCTTTAATTAATAAAATTTCAAGTATATTCTCATATTCAATTTTACATATACATAAAACATTTACTTCAAAATTATTAATGTTGTATTTAATAAAAGCATTGTATAATTTTGAACAAGCATTATCTGTTGTATCTGTTAATAAAGATTTTTTATATTCACTGCATTTTCTAATATGATTATTAAAACGTTGATAAGCACCATGTATTTCTAATCGTTTTCCTAAAAAATGCTTTGCTTTTCCAATATAAGAAATACCATTTATTTTATTTGTAATTTTATAAATATCTGAATATCCTTCTCTTAATTCATAAGTTTTAGTAATAAACTTTTTCATATTATTTTAATAATATTTAAATAATTTTCATTTTTTAAATATAATTATACGTATTGTATCAAATGTAATTTTGATACAAATTGACGCTGTAATTCCTTTGATTGATTAAAAATTATATCATCTAATATATCACTCGCCCATTTACGAAATTTCTTAGCTATTTCCTTTTTAGAACTGTAAAGTAAACGATAAACTCCTCTACTTGTTAAAAAAATAGTATCTTGGTTACCACTATTTGATGAGTACGTGGTACGTACTACCTTTTCATCTTCGTCAAAATTAACAATGCTTGTTCTAATATTTACAATATCTAAAACTTTCCCTATATCTTCATTTTATGTTTTATTTATTATAAAATATAAAATATTCATTTTTACTGTTTTGGTAATTATAATTAGTTCGAGTACGCTAACCCGCCCATACCAGCCATAATTCTTCGCAAATACCCCACCTTTCGGTGAATTTAAAAGGGGCTAGACTATATCTTAAGCAAATTCATACGAATTTGCCCACTAACATTTAGTCGTTGAACCTTCACCCGCAAATAGTTATAAACTATTTGGTAGGGTGCTTGGATGCGGATTGTCCAATCCTTCACATTTTTACTATCGGGTTCGGCTATTAACCGAGATCCTTTTAAATGTTTCCAAATAAAAGTAGTAGTGAAGGCTCTAAGGAGGTTCCCGCAGTTTGAAAGTGTCGCAAAAAATATTTGACATAGTCAAATACATTCCACTAGCAAATCAATTTCTCGATTTACTTTTTGTGTCCAAAAATTAAACACGTTGTAATTAACTGCGTAAACACGAAGTTTTGCAGAGTCATCAACATCAACGGAAAGTTGAAGAGTAGCGTTATCAATTCTGGACATGTTTACAGTCCCAGAAGGTTGATGTTGCTCTGGGTTAAGAGCAAACGAGTATACATAGATACCATCAGATGGGACTCTAGTATGATGTTGATATGGTTGAACAAGGTTAAAGTAAGATCCTTCTCTAGTAGAGAAACGATCTTGACCATTAAGTTGAAGTTTAGCATCAACAACCGTGTTTCCATTGATAGCAGTTCCAGAGTCACTTGAAAAATCAGCTGGGTCATTATCATCTTCGTGAATAACCCAAATAAGTTCTTTACAAGGATGGTTAAGAGCAAGTTTGCTCTTGAGAGAACTGGATCCAGTAGAAACTGATTCAGCACCAGTAAATTGAAGTTGTTCAATCAAATATTCGTGTTGAACTTGAGCAAATTGTCTTCGTTCATCAGTATCAAGGTAAATATAATCAACATACAATGAAGCATCCAAAGCTGGAGATCCATATCCGGATCCCTTAACTATCGATGCAAGGGAAGCAAAGGTAATGTTGAATTTGACTTCGTGATATTGAAGCGCGATAAGTGGAAGAGCAAGACCTGGATTTCTGCAAAACCAAAATTGAAGTGGAATGTAAAGGGTTGATGCTGGGGAAGATCCATCAGCAGTGCTGGTAAGAGCAGTTACGTTACCAATCATTTCGTTATAACCATCTGCTTTTTCAGATGTTTGGGTCAATTCATTCCAAATAATGAGCCAATCACCATAATGTTTGTCAATAGTTTGACCACCAATTTCGATAGAAACTTCGTCGATCAAAGCGTGACCAACTTGAGCAACCCATCCAACGTTGGTTCCAGCCAAAGCTGGAAGATCAACTTGAAGATAAACTTTGTGGATGAGATCACCATTTCTTGAAACAGTGCATGTAACTTTTCGTCCGAAATCTACAGTTCCGTTAAAGGTTTGTTCAATAGATTCGATAGCGAAATTTGTGTGTCTACGATAGACAACTTTAAAAAAAGTAATTTGAGGATTTCCAGTACATTTCCTCTACCTTATTTTTCAATAAGGATTAGACTATATCTTAAAAAGAATTTATATCAAATGTGTCAAAATCTAATAAAAATTCTTCCGAAAACCATTTAGTCGTTGAACCTTCTTCTTTAAATTTTTCTAATTTTTTTTTAATATTATTTATTTGATCTACCTTGCCTTTTATCGAAGACTTCGGTAAAGGTATATCAAACGATGATTTTTTAGATGAATTGTATTTTGCAGTAACCGGTACTAAATTACTCCAATTCCAACATCTCAATTTAGAATTTTCATCTGTTAAATCAAATTTATTAACTGGTAAAACGTGATCTATAGACCAGTATGAACCATAATTACCCCAAGTCATTTCATTGGTAAAATTATATTCAAACCACTCTCTTAAATATTGAATATTACATCCTATATAATTCATTGTCGAATCATTTTTAATTAAAACAGTTCTTAATCTTGCAGCTAATGATTTTTTTAATCTATAATTAATATTAGATTTGCTCTCATTTCTACACCATTCAGTTTTCTGTTCTGTTAAAAACTTAGGATAACAAAGTAGACAAATTTTTTTTTTATAAAACTTTTTCAATTTAGCAAAATTTATTAATGTTTTTTCTTCATTACATTTTTCACATTTTGCCATAATTGTCATTATCTTATTTTGCCTTTTTATTTTTTTCCTATTTTTATCCTTTTCATTTAAACATTTCTTGCATGTTTTCGAAAATGAATCATCTCTTTCTGTATATTTTCTATATTTATCTATTGTTTTATTTAAAAAACAATTATCACATGTTCGTTCTTCCATATTAATTTTAAAATATAAAAAAATTTCATTTTTAAAGAAACTTGGATGCTGATTGTCCATTTAATTAAAATTATTAATTTTAATTTCATCTTATTTATTTTTACTGAAGAACTAATAATCTTTAAAATTATTACTTCTTGCGACTAACGTCACTACCCAAGTTTTTGTCTTGGCCACACAATTCTCACGAATTATGCTTAGTAAAATAAGCTTTAGGAGTTTCCAGCAATTTGATTTTCTTACTAGGGGTTTTCAAATAATTATTATTTAATTATTTCCCTAATTAACATCAGTGGAAACAAGTTCCACAAAAGGCTTTATAAATATCTTATTTTTTCAATATTCCCTGATGTTTTTATACCCTACTGGATTTTAAGGTAAATATCCTGTGCTCCGTCGGTTTATCTTTTAGTTTTCACTAAAAGCCGGACTATATCTTAAGCGAATACAATTCGCCCATTTCCATTTAGTCTCTGAAGATTCTCCGTTAATTTTTTATTCTTGTTTTATTATTTAAATATCTTGATATTTGTGATTGGTTTATATTATAAATTAATGCTATCTTTTTTTGTGAAAGATTAGAGTTTTTAAGTTTTCTAATTTCTTCTATTTGTTCATTAGATAATTTACTATTTGGATTTTCTTCATTGTTTTTATATAAACATAATGTATTGTCATTTAATGCATCTTTTGTATTTTCTTTAAAAGAACCTAACTTTAAATGCCATGGATTTATACATCTTCCATTATTTTTATGTGAACATTTATGAAGAACAATTGAATTTTCTGGCTTATATTCTGGAACATTTTCTATAAAATTATGATACATTATTCTATGTGTATGAACATAATTTTTATTGTACCAAATAATACCATGTTGATGTCCTTTACCATTTTTATCCTGGACTGTACCAATCCATATCCAACAAGTATAAAAGTCTAAATTACTATATAATACATATTCTTTCTAAATCTTTTTTAGATAACTTTCCTAATTTTCCTATATCTGGTATATTAGTTCTTTGTTTATTTATCAACCAATCCATAATATATAATATTTTAATATTACAATAATATTCAATTTTTAGGAGCTTTCCTGCGGATCGTCCAATCCCTTGCATTTTTACCATTGGGTACGGCTATTAACCGTGTTCCTTTATAATATTTCTAAAATAAAGTGGTAGCAAAGACTCTAAGGAGTTTCCCGCAATTTGAAAATGTCGCAAAATTTATTTTTATGTAAATTTCACTAGCCAGTTATATATGTAATTAATTTACACCCGTATTTTATACTATTTTCCCTTTATAATTAATACGGTGTTATAAAGGTAGCTGACTATTTAGCCCTATGGAATTACAAGGCTACTAATTGCATTAATCCACCACCCATTTGTTTTTTGTTTTTATAATATTCAAAAAGAAAAAAAAATTACTAAATTAACTTAATAAAACACACTTAAAATCAAAATACAAATTGTAAAACTTTTAACTGAAATCTTATTTTTTTATATAAAATCAAACCATAATTTATATAAAAAATAAAACTTAATACACAATAAAAAATTAAAATATTAAATGATTTAAACGCAAAGAAGATTTTTACAATTTTAACCACAAAGCCTGTGTATGAATACTAGGTTCCCAAGTAACTATAGAAGTATGTGATTGTCTACATTGATAACAAGATCCAGCGTACATAACATTTTGACCTATTTTATACGCCGTGTTAGGCATCCAATTTGCAGCCAAAGCTGGTGCTGGTTTAGCTGGAGCTGGTTTAGCTGGTGCTGGTGCTGGTTTAGGGGGAGCTGGAGTTGGTTTTGCTGGAGTTGGTTTTGCTGGAGTTGGTTTTGCTGGAGTTGGGTTTGGTGGAGTTGGTTTTGGTGGAGTTGGTTGTGGAGGAGCTGGTTGTGGAGCCGATTGGTTAAAAATTTTTTGAGCAGTGTTAATAATAGACATTGAACTTGGCTCACCACTTTTTTGATAACTCCAAACAAATAATCCATTTGTAGAATTTTTATCACTAACAACAGCTTTGGAATATCTTTCAACTTCAGAAAGAGTTATTACGTGACCACCCCAAGCTTCAGGTGGTACTTCTGCACCAATCAATATAGGTCCATTATAATAACTTCTATATGACTTAAATGCTGTAACAGGATCATATACTGGACTGGCATCGTAACTCATTAAACAGATAAAATCTAAATCTTTTCCATTTGATTGTAAACCAGGGATGCACATTCCTGTATTTTGCCCAGAAGGAGCTGCATTAGCAAATTCGCCAACACCATATGCACCTATAGAAAATGCAGCTATTGAAACTAAACCTTCAGGGTATATACTTCTTACTCCATTTATAATAGGACCTAACAAATGAGCTTCTTGAGCACCACCGTGAGGTTCCCAGTCAATATCAATACCATCTACACCTAAATCATTTGCAAAATCAACAACAGCTCTAGGATTAAATCCATCGAATGGATATGTAGCACCACCTACACTTAACATTACAACAACATTTCTTTTGCGTAGGATTTGAATAGCTTCTTTTACTACAGAAAAATCAGATGAAAAATCCAAACCAGTACCAGTAAAAGTATTAGATCCCTTTACATAAGTACTATTTGGTTTTATAAAAGATAAAAATATCACATTAATTGGAGCAGGTACTTTTGCTAAATCTAAAGCCGCACCAGAACTTGCCCAAGGACACGACCACGATTGGAAATATACACCTAAGGGACGTTTATTATTTAATAATTTTTGAAATTTCATTTAGAACCACTGCTATATAATTATAGTAACAAAAAATGTTTTTGATAAAACTTTTTTAAAAGTAAATTTCTTACCGTTGTCGATTTGCTGCAAAAGAATGGAGCTTTAGATAGCATAAAAGCTCAGCTCCGCTCTTCAATCAAGCACTTTGGCTCTTCAATCAAGCACTTTGAATCAAGGGAAGAACAAACCGCTTCTTCACTCATCGTCATTTCTTATAATAAATATAAAAGTTTTTTATAATACCATTTAAATTAAAAGAATTTCGTGAAAATTTAGATATAAACTGGAAAAGTTGTTATGGTAAGTCGATTGGTTTATGGAAACACGAATGGGTAAAGCATATCAAAATTTGCGATTTTCATTTACAGAAATACCAATTCCGGTTTCTAAATCGTGACCTCTACTGCAAGAATAAGTTTGTGTAGTGTCCCAACAATGCTAGAGCGTTTAAAATTTGTTGTATAGAAACATTTCCTGTATTATTAGTATCTAATTTATTAAAAAATCGTGTTGTCATTTCAACTACTGTTTCAGGTAGATTTGGGTAAGTATTGGAATTCATTTTATAATAGTTATAAACAAATCACCCATACCATCCGTATCATCCATCATTACAAACGATGCATCTTTTTTACATAAAAAAACATTAGAAAAAGACCCAACCTCAAAATCTTGTATAAAATTTACATTACTCATTAATCTTACTTGAAAAAAAAAAATTTACGATTCGTACACCATTTCAAAATACTCTTTTGCAGCACAATAGCCAATATCAATTAAATTACGTTTACGCTCTTCGTTTAAAGAAAAATTAATAGAACTAGTTACACTTTGCGTCTCTATACCTATAGTATGATCTCTATATTTATAAGACAATGTTGTTTCTCTTTCTTTTTGTACCATATAACACGTAATTAAATTTCCTAAATAAGTATAAAAAGAATCAATAGATTCATCAATTTGATGAAATTCACCCCGTGTTACTAATTTTAAACCTAGCACATTATCTAATTTACTATCATATTCTTTTATAGGATAATTATTAATTAATCCTCCATCTACATAACACTCACTACGATATTTTGTAACTGTAAATACTAATGGTATCCCAATTGACATTCTAATAGCTCGTATTACTCGTAAAGACGGAGATGAATTTTTATCAAAAACTTCTGTTTTGTATTTATTTAGATTTGTAGCAACAACTCTAAAATTAATTCCAAAGTTGGTATAAATATCAGCAAATGTAATATCTTTAGAATATCCTTTTCCAATAATCAAGGTCTCGATCCAATTTACAATTCTTATCCCAGAATCAAAACCATATCTTTGTAAAAAATTTTTTATACGAAATTGTTTTAAATCTGATAAATTTTTTGATACAATTTCATCAACCAATTCATCATATGTATATCCTAATATATACAATAATCCTACTATACTTCCAACTGATACACCCAAAATTTCCTGAATATTTATATCAATTAGGTCTTCTTTTGTCTTTAATTCATCTAAATATTTTAATGCTCCTATATATGCTATACCTTTTACTCCACCACCACTTAATATCAACGTGTTTATTATTTTTTTCATTTAAAGTTCTTTAGAAGTTTTACTTTATATAAATACAATAAAATATAACGTTTACCTTACTTTTCTAAAAATATCCCTAAACATCATATCTCTTGATTCTTTTATACCGTATACTTTTTCGGAAAAATCAAAATCATTCATATTTAATGTTATTTCTTTATACAAACTTAAATCAATATTGTGTTTATATTCTAAATAATTTAAAAACATATCAAATTTTTCATCTTTATCAAAATAATAACAAAAATATCTAACATATTCTGTTATATCAAACATAAGGTCACCACCACCACCACCACTAGAAGACAAATTTAAATGACAGTTTACAATTAAATTTTTAGCAGCTAAACAAATATCATTATTTAGTTTAAAATCCAAAATATGTTCTTGTACTTTTTTATCGCAAGTAGATGAAAAAACAACCTTGTAATTCTTATTATTTTTAATTACATTATATGTTATATAATGATATAATACATGCACATTACTAATTTCAACAATATTATCTAATCTTTTTGTAAAATACAAGTATACCTCTACAAACATCCTAACTACTTGGAAAAAACTTCTAAAAAAAAAGTTAATTATTACTTCAAACATCAAAAATTTGTATTTATTTAAAACTAAAAGTTTATTACTTTTAAATGGATTTCTTTCAATTTTTACAAAAATCAACAGATGATGACGATTCGAAAAAATCTAAACGAAAAAATAAATCGACACATAAACACCAAACAGAGGACTTCAATGTACCTTGTCGAACCGATAATGTACTAAAGGAAACCCAAAAACGTGAAATGGAACAGGCTCACTTATATATAAAACGTGGTGATATGGTCAGAATTGTCAATGTACCAAATAGTATGCTAAATATTTACAAAGGATATATAGGTGAAATTAAAGACTATAAAATAGATCAAGATTCTGTATTAGTTTTTTTACACGGTATAACATCAGTCACTTTTATAAAATTTCCACTCGTACATTTAATAAAAATACCATAAAAACCTTACTTTTTAAATTAATTTAAATTTGTATAAGTAATAGTTTTTTCACTTTTTAATACTTCACGTATTGTCACAGATGCCACTTTTGTATTAGATAAAGTACCTTGCCTTTTAATATTAAAGGTGTTCGTGTTAATTGTTTGTTCTATATTGTCTTTATTTATAATATAGCAGCATTTTTGTTCTCTTGGATTTCTATTCAATAATACTATAAAGACATTACTATATATTTCTTTAACATTACCAGTTGATATATAAAAAAACCATGTTTCATTAGTCGATTTTAATTTTAAATTTTTAAACATTTCATTAAATGTTAACAAACCATTTTTGATAATGTCGTCTTTACATTTAATATTAAAAGGCAAGGTACCCCCCTTTTTATAATTTACTAACTTGTTAATACTATGACTATTACAATTTAAAGTTAACTGTAATTTTAAACTCTGTTCTATAAATTCAACATCACCATCTACGTCAATATAATAATACACATCTAATAAACATTTTTCATTCATCTTGACGTTTGTGTATTTTATATTTATTTGTAAATTTTTTATTTTTTTTTGCCTTAATTTTTTTACCTCTATAATAATATACATGTACACTAAATATGAAAATTATACATCAACATCTGGGCTATCTACTAAAATGTGGGGACCAAGTGGTTGGTATTTCTTATTCTCATGTATTATGGGAGGATACCCACCACAAATAAACGAAAAGGATAAACATCATTTAGTTATTAAAAAACATTTTAAAAACCTGATATTAAGTTTAGCTTATACAATGCCTTGTATATTTTGCCGTGAATCATTTAAAAAATTTTGCGAAGAATTGCCTATAGAAAACTCCATGGGATCACGTATGGATTTAATGAAATGGTTGTATAATATTCGAGACAAAGTTAATAAAAAATTAATTTCGCAAGAAAAACAATGTTACAATAATGAAAAACTTCGTTTAAAAAAAATGTACTATGCAAGACCACCTACAAAACAACGAACAGAAATGTATTATAAAAAATTAGAAGAATTTAAAGAAAAAACCCTAGTAACACAATCATCTCCTCCTTTTAAAGAAGTCTTGGAAAAATATGAAAGTATTAGAGCAGTTTGCTCTAAGCAATCAAAAACTTGTAGTTTACCAAAGAAAAAGCTTAATTAAAAAGTGGGTTTTTAAAATTCTAAATTATTTAATTCATATTTGATTTTAGTAGTTTCTAGTTTATTTAACTCTTCTGCTTTTAGATTATATGCTTTTGCTGCATCTATTTCATCTTTAAATGTACCACAATTAATTACTTTACCATTATTTTTAATATATGCTCTAAATTTACCAGAATCATTTCGTATAGTAACACCAGTAAATCGCGAATAACGTTGTTTTTTTGTATTTTCTAATTCGCTTATATGATTTTTTTCAATTGTTATAAAATTAGTAATGTCGTTTAATGTATAATTTGTTTTGAAATTATTATTGAAATACAAAGCTTGTTCATTATATACTTTAGCACATTCTAGATCTATTTCGTTTTTTATCAATTTAAAACTTTTCTTTTTATATTGAATACTTGCTTCAAATATCCCTTTAGATCTTATAAAATATACACCATTAAAACTTGAAGTTTTATTTTCATACTTGTTTTTATAATTTTCTTCTAGTATATCACGCGGATTTGGGATGTAATCTTCTATTTCATTTAATTGATAATTTGTATTTTGTGTTTTATTTAAATAACTAGCATAGTCATTGTAAACTACTGCAGCTTCTACTTCTGTAGTATAAACTCCCAGAAAAATAGTCTTGTTATCGTAACCTATTCTTGAAGCCCATTTATTATTTTTTATACACCACGAAACACCATTATATTGACTCAATTTATTAGGATGAGTTAAAAAATTAGAATTTGTATATTTTTTTGTTTTCTGATCTTTATCTACTATTTCTAATGGTAATTTTTCTGCATATATTTTAAATAATTCGTGATCTATAAAATCATAATTATCAGTAATACCAATACTTTTCTTAATTATATGAATGGCATAATTCATTTCATATGTATCTGAAAAATAAAACCATTCGTTACGCTTTTTTATTTTGAATGGTTCTAGTAATACATGAATTATTTTTTCAGCTGATTTCATGTTTTTACATTTAAATACACCAACAAATTCTAATGTTTTTTGACTAGAAGAAATATTTAATGTTGTTAAACGTTTGTCTGGATTATCACATAAACCTATTTTATATGAACCTGTACTAGAAGTATCATTTATTAAATATATATAACCAGATTTTGTACAAAATCCTTCTGTTTCTGGTTTATTTTCTAATAATTTAATTCTTTTTTCTTGCTCTTCTACTAAGGTTTTTTGTTCTTCTAATTGCTTTTGTAATTCATTTGCTTGTTCTTCAAGTAATCCATGTAATAATTGTTCTAATTTATAATAGTATTTTCTTATAGATTTACTCCGTTCTGTATTAGCTAATAAACAGAGTGACTTAAATGTTTCTACATTCATTACTACTTTTTCTTTATTTAATCCTGCTCCACCGTTTGTTTTAACCTGCTCCGCCGAATTGAGGAGCAGGTAGTCCGTACCCCTTGTAAAATGTTTTTCCACTACACGTTTACAATTATCTCTTCGGCTAAAGCCTAACCATTTCCATACATCATCCATTTCAATTATAAAATCTGTTTTACAATCATATTTCAAGTAACAATAAAAACTTGCTATAAACAGTTGTTGGTCGGAATCACTAAACGTTTCTTTTATTCTATCAAGTAATTGTGTTTGATAATGGTTAGATAATTTTTCTAAAGGATTGTTTTCAATTAATTGTACGATATCAAGTCTTTCCAAATTCATTATATTTTTATAATTTATAATGATTTTTTATCTTTAAACTCTGATTTGTCAAAAGTGGCATTTTTGGTTAAAAATGACAAATAATGATTTTTTTATTTAGACACCGATTTCAAATTGTCTTCGCAATTGAGCAGGGCTTTGTTCATAACTGCTTTGATTCCATGGTCCAACGCTTTCTTTAGGGACAGGTGGCAATGATCGTATATCGTGATACGGGATTTTATTACTTTGCATTACCGTATTAATCCCAACGTGATAACCACTGATTAAGAAATTTTGTTCCTTTAATAATTTAGATACTGGGTTTTCTTTGGCGAATTCGTTTGCATCATCGTATTTTGGCAACAAATCTTCTGCTCCCAATTGAGTAGTTCCAGCAACTACTCTATCAATTTGTTTTTGTTGTTCATCTACAACGACTGGTTGTTCTTGTTGTAGTTCTAGTCCATTTCCTAAAGCCAATGAAGGTTGTTGGACTTCTTGGACTTGCTGGACTTGCTGGACTGGAGCCATTGGAAGTTCTTCTGAAATATTTTCTAAACTTTCAAAAAACGAACCTTTCATATAATCTTTCATATATACGTATATAAGAACAATTACAATAACTGCTAGTAAAACATTTACCATACCACTTGATTGAAGAAAATCTAGTATTTTCGCCATACTTTTGTTTTAATATAGTATAATAAAATAAATTTTAATTTTAATAATTTAATTTAATTACCACTAAATTTAAAAACAAAATTTTTACAATAATAAAAACAATTATCAAAAAACTTATGTATAGTGATTTTGAAGAAGTGGATGAATACGAATCAGAATTTACACATGACGATTTTTTAGATTATTATAAAGATGATGTTTTATATATGTTAGAAGATATGAAATCTAGATTTAAAATGTCACCTTTTTTTATGACTAATGTGAATTTACCTATATTAACAAATTTTTTTATAAATCAAATAATTAAAAGACCTACCTTACCCATTATTAATAATCATATTTTTCTCTTTAGTAACTATTATAAACAAGAATTAGAAATATCGTACAGTATAGTGTATAAATTTATAAAACGTTTTAAAATTATTTCACCATATAATTATTGGTTATATTTTTGTTATAGGTATAGTGATTTATACGAGATTCAAAAATACGCATAACTAAGACGCAATATGAAAAAAGACTTGAACCAACTTGTAATGTATACCGAACTATTCGGAAAAATACATTCGTTATGAATATTTATATAATATAATTTCATATAAATATATGATATTAACTATAGATATCGGCTTAAGAAATCTAGCAATGTGTATTATGAGTGCAGTAGAAAAACAAGATATATCTACATACGATATACATTTATGGGATGTATTTAATACGTTAAATTCAGATGATTATACGTGCGAGGGTGTGCAAAAAAGTGGTAAAGTGTGTGGTAAAAAGTGTACATGTAAATATTTAATGGATGATGAGTATAAATATTGTTGTAAAACACATTTTCCTAAGAATATAGCATTTGCAAAAAATAATATTTTTAAAAAAAAGGCGATTAATGATTATTTGTTACAAGATATAGCTAAAATTGTATTAGCCAAGATTCAAGAAATTTTTAATGATAACAAAGATATTTTTACAAATGTAAAACAGATATTAATTGAACTTCAACCCAAGATAAATCAAAAGATGAAATTTACATCACATATTATATATGGTAAATTAGTTGAATTATATAAAGATACCGATACTACTATTAGATTTGTGAGAGCATCTCACAAATTACGTGCCTACACTGGACCTGAAATAGAGTGTGTATTAAAGGGAAGTTATGCTAAGAGAAAATGGCTTAGTGTTAAATACACTAAATGGTTTCTAGAGACTAAATTTTCTCAAGACCATAAAGAAAAATGGTTACCTTTTGTATTGTCACATAAGAAGGCTGACGATATATGTGACACGGCGCTCATGGCAATCAATGGTCTTTATGGAATACCTAAAAAACAAAAGTTTCAAAAGAATGGTAAGTGTATTAAATAAGTTTTTACTGTACATTTTACACGTTTTATACACTATATATATTTAAAACGTATTTGGTGAATTTTTTTTAATTGTTTAATACATATGTCTTATTTATTAAATATAAAATTATTTGACAATGTATTTAAAAACGATTGGGGTCTTATTGAATCAACTGGAAATTTAGGATATAAAGAGTGGATATATATAAATGACGTTGCCGTTGGTGAATCTCATAAATTTAGTTATAAAAAAATGTCAAGTTTAGATTCGAGTTCTGATTCGAGTTCTGATTCAAGTTCTGATTCAAGTTCTGATTCGAGTTCCGATTCGAGTTCTACAGAAGACATAGATATTACGAGATTAAAAAAGTTATTAAAAACGTGTATAAAAGATTCTAAAGTTGTAGTTGTTATTTACGATTGGATGACTCATACGGCATATTTAAAAACAGGTTTTTCTATTTCTGAAAGTGGAGAACCAATTGATATAAAATACAGGCCTGGGTTTACTAGTTTTATAGTATCATCAAGAGCTCCAAAGCCGAATCCACAGCACGGTATAGATAATTTTGTAAAATGCGATGGAGAAGATTTTGTGTTACAAAATAAAAAATTTATACCAGTTGGGTTTAATGCATATTGGTTGGGGTTTAATGAAAAATATACATATCCTACGAATGACCAGATAGAAGAAATGTTTATAATAGCAAATATATTAGAAGCTACGGTTATTAGATCGCATACATTAGGATTTTCGTCAGGTACATACAATGCATTAAGACCATATAATAATTATATAAATTATCACGCGTGGGTACCTATAGATTATGCTTTTACGATGGCTAAAAAATATAATATACGTTTGATTTGTCCATTGACTGATAGTTATAATTATTATCATGGAAATTATGGTGATTTTTGTAAAACAAGAGGTGTATCTAAAGAAGCTTTTTGGACAGATCTTAATGTGCGTTCTGATTTTAAAGATTACATATTACAATGGCTTAATCACGTAAATCCTTATACAGGTAAGGCAATCAAAGATTCTCCAGAACTATTTATAATAGAATTAGGGAATGAATTAGGGAATATTCGACCTTATAATGGAAGTAAAAGTATACCTACAAAAGAATGGATAAGTGATATCTCAGCTTACATTAAAACGATTGATACTAATCATCTTGTATTAAGTGGAACTGATGACATTTTAGGAAAATGTGGAGAATTTGATATTTCTACATTGGATTGTTATAGTAATCATTTTTACTGGAAAGATAAGATTAATCTAAAAAAGCAATCTGATTGTGCTAGTGAAATAAATAAACCATATATTATTTCAGAATTTAATCCTCATTTTGATAAAAATTGGTTTATAGATATAGAATCAAATTCTCATGTAAAAGGTACTATTTTTTGGAATATGCATCCACACGAATTAGGCTATAGACGAGGACAACCAATTCAACATAAAGATGGATATACATTACATTACCCAGAAAATAGAACTCAATTATTAATTATCTCAAATCATTTCAGGAGAATGCAAGGACTCCCTGAAATAACAGAATTATAAATGTATCATATGTCAATTGTGTCTAAGGTACCTTGCCGTCTAACGACGTCGTCGTTAAAGGTACCTTGCCGTCTAACGACGTCGTCGTTAAAGGTACCTTGCCGTCTTCAGTAGCGGTTATAATAAAAAAATAAAAAGTTGACAATATAATAAGTTATAGTATGATTGAAAGAGATTTTGAAAAATTGACACTACGTAAATTTAAAATGAAAAATATTTTACCAGATGCAACCATACTTATTCTTGGGAGAAGGCGGAGTGGAAAAAGCATGATGAAAGGAGAAAAAGTGCTTATGTATGATGGTACAATTAAAAATGTAGAAGATATTAATATAGGTGAACTTGTGATGGGTGACGATAGTACTCCTAGAAATGTATTAGAGACACATAATGGTATAGATACTCTTTATAAAGTAAGTAATCGTAAGGGTGAAACTTATACAGTAAATAGTCATCATATTTTATCTTTGATTTATACTGCAAAAAAAAACTTAAGGGATAGACCTGAACGTCAAAGTTATCAAGTTATTTGGTTTGATAAAAATAAATATAAATTAAATTATAAAACATTTTCATATAATAATAAAAATAAAGAGTATGTGTATACTGAAGCAAAAAAGTTTTTAAATGATTTATTAGATGATCGTAAAGTTGATATTCCTATTCTTGAGTATTTAAAATTATCTAAAAAATATCGTGATAATTTATTAGGATATCAAGTACCTATAGATTTTCCAAAAGTCGAAGTTCATATTGACCCTTATATGATAGGGTATTGGTTAGGAGATGGTACATCACATAATTCTAATATAACTACACAAGATTCTACTGTATTGCATTATTTTTCTAAAAATTTACAAAAATTAAATTTATTTTTAGAATACAAAAATAATTATACATACAAACTTTCTACTGGTGTACATGGTCAAAAAGATAATCTATTTTTAAAAACATTACGTGAATTAAATATGTTAAATAACAAACATATTCCGCATATATATAAATGCAATTCTAGAGAGGTTCGTCTTAAATTACTTGCTGGATTTATTGATGCAGATGGTCATTTAGGTAAAAGAAATGATTTTGAAATAACACAATGTGAAAAACATGAAAAATTACTAGATGATATTATTTATTTAGCTCGTAGTTTAGGATTTAGTGCATATAAACATATTAAAAAAACATCATGGACACATAATGGAATTAAAAAATTCGGAACTGCATTTAGAATAAATATTAACGGTGAAGGTATTGATAAAATTCCTACTTTAATCCAAAGAAAAAAAGCTTATCCTCGAAAACCTAGAGTAAATGCTTTAGTTAGTCAAATTAAAGTAGAAGAAGTAGGTAAAGGTGATTATTATGGAATTGAACTAGATTGTAACAATCGTTTTGTTTTAGGCAATTTTATCGTAACACATAATAGTTTTCTGACAAGAGATATTTTTTACCATCATAAAAATATACCATCTGGAGTTGTATTTTCTGGAACAGAAGAAGCTTCGCCATTTTTTGGTAATTTTATACCAGATTCGTTTATTCACTCAGAATACGACCCTGAACTAATGGAAAGTATAATGAATCATCAAAAAAAGAAAATAAGAGAAGCTAAAGCTGATGGATTATCAGAAACCGGAAAACATCCTAGCAATAATCTTTTTATAGTTTTAGATGATATGTTACATGATGCTCAAAATTGGAAAAAAGAAAAAACAATTAAAAGTATTTTTTTTAATGGTCGTCATTATAATTTTTTATTCATCCTAACTATGCAATACCCCTTAGGTATTACTCCAGAATTACGTAGTAATATAGATTACATTTTCATTTTTAATGAACCTAGTCTTAAAAATAGACGAAAAATATACGACGATTATTGTGGAATGATACCCGACTTTAATTACTTTTGTAACATATTAGATGCTTGTACACAAGATCACGAATGTCTGGTGGTAAAAACATCAACTAACAGTAATGATTTACGAGAGCAAGTTTTCTGGTATAAAGCAGATGCTCATCTTAATTTTCAAGTAGGGCATCCAAAATTATGGAAATATCATTCTTCTAATTACAATAAAAATTACGAAGATGTAGAGCATAAAGATCAAGCAGAAGTAGATAAACTAAAAAAGAAATTTGCTAAAACACGCAAGCTTAAAGTCATTGTTTCAAGACAAGGTGATATTGTTGGTTATAAACAAGACGATTAAGCAATTACTTTAGTTACTTTAGTTACTTTTAAAAAAAGTAACATCAAAAGGTAAAAAGTAACATCAAAAGGTAAAAAGTAACATCAAAAAGAAGGGATTTTGGTTAACCTTTAGTTACTTTAGTTACTTTTTACCTTTTGATGTTACTTTTTACCTTTTGATGTTACTTTTTACCTTTTGATGTTACTTTTTTTAAAAGTAACTAAAGTAACTAAAGTAAATATTCGTTCAAAATCTTATTTAAAAATAAAAATATTAATAAAAATATTATAATATTAATCAAAATATTACAATATGAATCAAATAATTGCTCCAAAGTCTATCAACTTTAACGAATTAGTTAAAAATTCCAATACAACTCTGTCTCTTAATCTTGAGACTAAAATGATTAACATTCTTAATACGGAATTTACCGAGGAAGAACAGCAATGGTATATAGCAAATTTATATATTTATATGAATTATCATCCAACAAATGATTATCCAATCAATCTTGAACATGTGTTTAAAATGATTGGATTTGCGAATAAAGAAAATGCAAAGAGAACGTTAAAAAATAATTTTACTAAGGATGAAGACTATAAAACAGTTTTAGTCCGTACGGACGAAAACCATAAAACTTTGCTCGTCCGTAAAGACGAGCAAAAACATACAGACGAAACAAGAGGCGGTCACAATCAAGAAAATGTGATGTTAAATGTCGATACTTTCAAAAATTTATGTATGTTGGCAAAGACAGATAAAGGTAAACAAATACGTAAGTATTATGTAAAATTAGAGAATATTTACAATCAAATTATTAAAGAAGAAATAGAAAATAAAGATAAATTACTAGAAGAAAAAGATCAATTATTGATTGAAAAAGAAACACAATTACAAGAAAATGCTAAATTACTTAATGATTTAGAACTCAAACCAGAAACAGAAGGATTTACTAGTAGAATAGCGGGTGAAATTTATTGTATACGAGATAAAACAAAACCTGGACATATGAAAATTGGAATAGCGGATAAAACTATAACAAGAGTAGACCAATTAAACGTCGGTTCTTCCACTCGTTCTTTAGAAATGTATTCTAAATTTGAAACATTTGATAGGAATTTAACAGAAAAATTAATACATCATTCTTTACATCCATTTAGAATCAAAAATAGAAAAGAGTGGTTTTATTTTAGAAATGATATAGAATTAGCTTACGCAATCAATACAATTAAAAAGTCATTAGAATACATTAAACAATTCGACATTAAAAATTACACTCATTTTAAAGAATTATCAATGAACTTAAATGTTAATATGGAATTAATTAAACCAGAAGTGATCGATAATATACAAAAAAACGAAGAAAATAAAGTCAAAGAATACGTTGAAAAAATACGAAAAACAAATAAAAATAGCATACAACAGAGTGGTGCTCAAACTGGAAATTTTAAAGGAGCGTCTTGGGTTTCTGATAAAAATATGTGGAAGTCTCAGATACGGAATAATCAAAAAAATTTTCATCTTGGATACTTTTCTGATGAAATAGATGCTGCAAAGATATATAATGATTATGCAGCTTATCTAAATGAAAACGAAAATACAAACTTTTTGTTAAACGATATACCTGGGTATAAAACAGTGGCAAGAAATATACCAGAAGAAAACAAAAAACAAATTAACGAAAAGAAAACTTCAGAGTATATTGGTGTAAGTTATGATTCTAAAAGAAAATATTATGTTGCTGGTATTGGATTATCAGGTAAAACTTACAATCTAGGAAATAGTCAAGAAGAAGTTGAATGTGCAAAATTATATAATCAACAAGCTCTTTTTTTTAATAATACGTTTAATACAAAATATACACTAAACGATATAGAAAATTATACAACTTTACCAAAAGATTTTCGTAATAAAATAGTTCAAAATAAAATAAATAAAAAATCAAGTGAATTTCACGGAGTATCAATAACTACAACAAAGAAATGGGCTGCAAGTTATATGCTAAATAGAAAAAAAATTCATATTGGAACTTTTAATACGGAATTAGAAGCGTGTAAAGCTTATAACAAAGTAGTTATTCAATTAAATGAAAATGGTTGCAATTACAAAATTAATATTACCGATACCGAAGACTTCGATAAAAGGCAAGGTACTTAAAAATTCTTTTTAACAAACGATTGATTATTTTGTAACATATTAGATGCTTGTACACAAGATCACGAATGTCTGGTGGTAAAAACATCAACTAACAGTAATGATTTACGAGAGCAAGTTTTCTGGTATAAAGCAGATGCTCATCTTAATTTTCAAG